TTGCTATTGTCAAGAACTTTCTGGACACTAACCCTGATGGGTATTGCCTCTATTTTGATACTGAAGCAGCAATCACCAAGGGACTACTTGCATCTCGTGGAATTGATCAAAACAGACTTGTTGTTGTGAATGTCGTGACAATCGAAGAGTTTCGTAGTAAGGCACTTAGAGCAGTTGATATATACTTAAAATCAGATGAGGAGAATCGCAAACCTTGTATGTTTGTGTTAGATTCTTTAGGGATGCTTTCTACAGAGAAAGAGATTCGTGATGCTTTAGATGATAAACAAGTTCGTGACATGACCAAATCACAACTTGTTAAAGGGGCATTCCGTATGCTTACTCTTAAACTTGGTCAAGCAAATATTCCACTCATAGTTACAAATCACACTTACGATGTTATCGGATCTTATGTCCCAACTAAAGAAATGGGAGGCGGCAGTGGCCTCAAGTATGCCTCGTCTACAATCATTTATCTCAGCAAAAAAAAGGAAAAGGATAAGACAGAAGTTGTTGGGAACATTATTAAAGCTAAGACAGCTAAAAGTAGACTCTCAAGAGAAAACAAACAAGTAGAGATAAGACTCTACTATGATGAGAGAGGTCTTGACAGATACTATGGTCTTCTAGAGTTGGGAGAACTTGGTGGTCTCTGGAAGAATGTTGCTGGAAGATATGAAGTTGATGGTAAAAAGATATATGCGAAACAAATATATGCAGAACCAGAAAAATATTTTACAGAGGATGTAATGAAGAAGTTGGATGAAACCGCAATGAAAATTTATAGTTATGGTTCTTTATAATTACAAAGTATTACCTACAAACTTTTGTGATTATTTAATTAATCTGTATGAAACAAATGCAGGTAATCATGAAAGAGTAGATATTGATTCAAAACCAACTTTTACACAGTTAAATTTGAACAAATATCATACTAACGTAGTATCAAATCTCTGTAATTATTTTTTGGTTGCTCTTGATTTTTATAAAAAAGATGTTCCACAAGCAAAATATTTACCACAATTTAAATATCTTGAGGAGTTTCGTATCAAAAAGTATGAAGTTGGAGGACAAGATAGGTTTGATGAACATGTTGATGTGGTAAATTATCAGTCATCTAAGAGATCTCTTGCCATGTTATTTTACTTAAATGATGTGGATTCTGGTGGTAAAACTATTTTTCCATATCAGAACAAAGAGTTTACTCCAAGTAGAGGGGAAGTTATAATATTTCCACCGACTTGGGAATATCCGCATTTGGGAGAACCACCTGTTAGTAATCCCAAATATATCATGAGTACCTATTTACATTATCATTGATGGAAAGAATTGAGTCTACTATTCTAAAGAATTTAATATACAACGAAGAATATTCCCGAAAGGTAATACCCTTCATCGAACCTAATTTTTTCGAGGATAGGAAGGAGAAAGTAATATTTGAGGAAATAACATCATTTATTGTTAAGTATGGATCATCCATAACAATTGAAGCACTAAATATTGAGGTTGACAATCGAACTGATTTAACCGATGAAGAGGTTAAAGGTATTAGAGAGATAAATTCATTCTTAGTGGAATCTCCTGTAGACCAACAATGGTTACTCGATTCTACAGAAAAATGGTGTCGTGATCGTGCTATCTATCTTGCATTGATGGAATCAATTCACATTGCAGATGGAAATGATGAAAAAAAGAATCGTGATGCCATACCAAACATACTATCAGATGCCCTTTCAGTTTCCTTTGACAACAATATTGGACATGATTACCTACTAAACTACGAAGACAGATATGAGTTCTACCACAAGAAAGAAGAAAAAATTGAGTTTGATCTGGAATACTTTAATAAAATTACCAAAGGTGGTTTACCTAATAAGACTCTTAACATCGCGCTTGCTGGTACTGGTGTCGGGAAGTCTTTATTCATGTGCCACGTTGCTAGCTCCGTGTTGCTCCAAGGACGGAACGTACTCTATATTACAATGGAGATGGCAGAAGAAAAAATTGCTGAACGAATTGACGCAAACCTCTTAGATGTTTCGATACAGGATTTGACCGATTTGCCAAAGGCAATGTTTGAGAATAAGGTTACTGCTGTATCAAAGAAGACTCAAGGTCATTTAATTATTAAAGAGTATCCAACTGCAGGTGCTCATAGTGGACATTTTAAAACATTACTAAATGAATTATCGTTGAAAAAATCTTTTAAACCTGATATAATATTTGTAGATTACTTAAATATATGTGCATCATCACGTTACAGGGCAGGATCAAATGTTAACTCGTATTCCTATATTAAGGCGATTGCTGAAGAGCTCCGTGGTCTTGCAGTTGAGGCTAATTTACCTATCGTCTCCGCTACTCAGACAACTCGTTCTGGTTATGGGAGTAGTGATGTTGATCTTACTGATACAAGTGAAAGTTTTGGGCTTCCCGCAACTGCTGATCTTATGTTTGCTCTTATATCTACGGAGGAATTGGAGACGCTCAACCAAATAATGGTTAAACAATTGAAGAATAGATATAACGATCCAACAATCTTTAAGAGATTTGTTGTTGGCATAGACCGTGCAAAGATGAGATTATATGACTGTGAACAGAAAGCACAGGATGATATTCTTGACAACGGTAACGAAGAGGAGTATAATAAACAAGACAAAGTTCCTAAAAAATCATTTGCTGAGTTTAAGTTTTGACAGTTAAAAGAGTTAAATGGTGTAGTGCCATTGTAATTCTCATTGCCATGGTTTTCCATGTTATGGGTTGGACTCCTTGGAATAGCATACTTCAAATGATAGGTGCTGCTGGATGGGTCTATGTTGGTAAAAAGATGGGAGAACGTGCAATTATCTTAAACTTTCTGCCACAATTTTTTATTATTATTCCTGGTCTTATTATTCTTTATTTACAAAATGACTAAAAAAGTTGACTTTACTAAGTATGCTGATTTCGTGGATGGTGTCACATCCCATCCCAGTAAAGATTATCAATGCTTTATTGAGAGTATTAGTGCCCTTAATGGAAAGGGTGCCAATATTGAACGTCTTCTTACTGCTGCCGTTGGCATTTCTGCTGAAGGTGGTGAGTTTATGGAGATCGTTAAAAAAATTATTTTCCAAGGAAAACCTTGGAATGATGATAATCGTGAGCACCTTATTATTGAGTTGGGTGATGTTTGTTGGTACGTCATGCAAGCTTGTATGGCATTAGGTGTATCATTGGATGAAGTTGTGGAAGGAAACGTAGATAAATTAAAGAAGAGATATCCTGGTGGAGATTTTGATGTCCACTATTCAGAAAACCGTAAGGAGGGAGACAGATGAGAGAACAACTAATCAAAGCATTACTCGCACATGCACAAGGTGACATTGCTAAACACAAAGCAAATATTGAAGTGTATCTTACAAATCCTGTAGGTATTGGAGAACACTCAAATATTGTAGAAGCAATCGAAGGAGAGTTAGATATGATTGCCAAGTATCAAGATCAGATAGACATCATAAATAAATACTTCAAAAAGTAATTATCAATGGGTTTAAATCAAAAAGAGGCTATTAAGTTTGCACCAAAAGATTTGCAACCTTTTTTGGAGGGTGTTGTAAGGAATCATAAATTTAAAAAATTTGAGGCAGATGGAGCTTGGAGTAAATCAAAAAACTCAAGTTGGGTAATTAAATGTGATAAAGTTGATGTAGATGCAGTTTTAAAGTTTTACGCAGGTAGAGCAAAAAAAGATCAGGTAGGTGGTAGAAAAGTAGCAGATGTAGATTTGAAGGACGGATATAATTATAAAGGAATTAGATTTAGAGAAACACGTAAAAAAACTGGAAGAGCTCCTGATGCAAAGACAACAGCGATGCAGGAAGCAGGATCGAAGTATGTATTTGAATATGTTCTTAACAATAAACGAAGTGGATACAGCACTGTAAAAAAGTTTATGTCAGATCAAAAATTCATGGAAGGATTGAAAAAAGTATATCCTGATGTTGATTCTGATTGGTTAGATGTTTTTTGGAAACAACATAAGAAAATACTACAATTATTTGCGAACACTCAAATTAATAAGTTTGATCACACAGGTGGATTTATGAATTTTATATCCAAACTGATTAAAGATAATTTCGGTATATCGAAAAAAGATAATTGGAATCCATCTGATATATGGGGTGTGCGTGGTAATTCTACCGCAGTAATGAAAAAACTTGAGGAAACTGTGTTTGGTAGTAAAGATTCTCAGACAATATCACAACTTAATGCTGTGATGAGAGGTATGTATAAAGCAAATGAGTTAGTTGGTATTTCATTGAAAAAAACTTCTGGTAATGTTGCTAAGTGGGAAGAATATAACATTGAAAAACTAACATTAAACGAAGTTGATGAATACAAATACAAGGATATAAAAATTATAATCAACTTTAAACCAACTTCAGATTCTCAATCATTGGACTCTGCCATTCAATTAAGACAGTCTAGTGGAGCAGATTATAATTTTCAAGTAACTTCAAATGATACTTCGAAGGCAAATCAAAATTTAAAGTTTGAATCTAAACCTGTGGGTGCATCTAAAGCTAGGGGTGGTAAAGCAGAGATAAAGTCAGTTGAATCTTTGATGAAAGATAATGGTCTTAGTTTTCAAAACAAACATCAGAACTATCCAAAAAGTTTGAGTGATTTTTCAAAATCAATCGATGGTAGAAATAAAAATGATTATAAACAAATGTTTGAAAGAATCTCAAATAAGGTAGAAACAAATGTTAAAAATTCAACAGAGTTTTTACAAGTAATAGAAGATAAGTTTAATGGTGATAAACCATTTGTGGCAACCAGTAAACTAATGCAACTTCATTTTTTGGATGAGGTATTTAAAATCAGATCAAATAAAAAATTTACTGAATTTTGGACAGATATGTTATTCTTGTCTATTAAGAAAGGTGATCGATTTGGTCCTTTTGGTAAACTATACTAATGAATAAAACAATCGAACAACTCATTAAATCCTTCGAACCTAAATCAAAAAATAGGAAACAAATCTTTAATGATTTTCTATATCACTGCTTCACAACCATTGATCAAGTAATCACTTCAGAAAAACGCAAACGTAAACAGGATAAATATATTATTATGAGGCAAAATCTCATTAACTATCTTATCGCTAACGAAAGAAAAGTAACACCTAAACTTTATAAATGAAAACTTTCTTCCAATTTTTCACTGAATCACTTGCCGTTCAACAAGCCACACGTATGGGTTTGAAGAGTGACGGTCATGGAGGATGGTATGATAAAGATGGAGAGTTTGTAGCAAAGACGGAAAGAGGACAACTTAAATTTTTTAATAAGAGACAAAGAGTAGGTCAACAAGATCCACCTCAATCAGAGAAAGAAAAGAAATTATCACAACCAGCACCTCAACAGGAAAAACCAATTGAGATGGTTCCACCAGAGGTTGAGAAGACAAAGGGAACATTGACAATTGCATTTGGTAGATTTAATCCACCAACTACA